AAGTTCCGCAGGATCATACTTTTCCAACTCCTTTAGCAGTAGGGGCAACTGCTTTATGGTTTCAAATCTTTCATAATCATGGGCATCTCGTAACAGGGTATCCATAACTCTTTTAGTAAACAGCTCGCCCTGCAGGCTCTGCATCTTCTCCCATAGGGCTTTGATTTCTTTGTCGTTTAGAAAAGATAGCTGGTCTTTGTATTCCTTACCCCCATTGGTTCGCATCTCGATAGAGAGAAGAATGTCTCGCCACTTTGCAGGATACCCATCTCTTAGGGTAGGGATAAACTCATCAGGGTTACTGCTCATGCGTTCAAGTAATATCTGAACACCTTTGTTTATGTCAACATCTGCCATCAATATCCTCCTCGTAAAGTAAGCTCCTTAAGGTTGCACCTAACAATGTTAGGTTCTCCTCGTTTACTACATAGGCATGTCCACCCGCTTTACGGATGTCTGCCATTTCTTTTTCTTGTAGTGCAGTAGGCTTATTGTTGCCTGCTTTGCATTCTATGGCAATGAACTTACCCTTAGCACAGCATATGATATCGGGCACACCTGAGCGACCAAAGCCATGCGTTGCAGGAAAAAAATAATAAATGCCGTAAGCCTTGATTAGCTTAACAACTTTATCTTTAACTTTCTTTTCGGGAGTTTGTGCCATGCCACCATAATAGCATGGTGTTGGACTTTGTCAAGGAGAAAATTGGGTGGAGATGTAGATTCTCTGCCACCCTCAGAGTTAACAAGGATTCAGCTAGCCGTAAAGTATTGGGGCAAACTAGCCGAAGATAAAATCCATTCGCATCTACAAGGCTACTAAGTTCTATCTGTAATCAAAACTGCCCCTAACATTGTTAGGTCTTACTAAGATTACTAATAGCCCGATCCAAATACCATTTAGCCTTTTGTAAGTCTTCCAACTTATTGCCTTTTAAATCGGCACGACTTACATATTTCACTACATTACCTAGGTTATACCCTAGGTTCTTAGCCTCGATAAAATCAATTGTCTCAATACCCCCTGCCTTGTAATGCGGTGGGTGGTTGACCATATCAGCTTTGCTATGGATACTCTTATTGCTCGTAGAGATTGCTATTACTTTCATACCCTTAACATATTTACGTGCGGCAGGCTTAGGCGATAGAGCAGTCATAGGCACTTTGTTCATACCCTCACGCATTTGCTTTCGCACTTTGTAGGCTATCTGATACACGCTACTAGTTGGAACTCCTACTGCTTGTGCTATTTCTTTAGCCTTTGCTTTTGGGTTCTTCTTAACATACTGTATTACTTTACTGGTTTTGGTGAGTTTCTTTCTCATTTGTTTCTCCGTTTTGTTGAACATAATTAGCTAATACTTCCCTAATCTTTGCACTCTTGTTAGGGTAAGCATTGAAAAACTCTGCTACTTCTTGGCTGATACGAACAGGTAGGTAAACCATTGCAGGCTTTACCCCCTTGCCCCTGCCTCTTTTTATTGGTTCAGTCATTTGGTTTATTAGCCTCACGATTTAGTTTGAACAAATAATCTTCCCGATACTCAGTAGGTGGGACAAACCCATGCTTTTTCCACGTTCTTAATACGTCAGCACCAGCAGTCCATTTAAATCTTGAGTCCCTATCCAAAGCCATAGACGTTATCCTTTCTTGTCTAGGTGAATCATTTACTATAAATACATGTCGTTTCTTATTAAACATACTTACTCCTTAACTAACATTGTTAGGTAACACCAAGAAAGTAGTTTCGTTAACACGCAAACCTACATCACTAATCACTTGGTTATCTTCAACTAATTTAAGTAGCCCTACTGCCCTACGAATAAAGTCAGGCAACTCAGCACTCTGTTTTATTTCCAAAGGGTCTTCGCCCTTTTGCACAGAATAGTTTACTCCATCTATGAACACAATAAAAGCATTGTTGTTTTTAAACATAGAATCTATATGTTGCATTGCATGATGCTCGTTAAGTTTACTAGGTAACTCTTTTATTGCTTCGCTTGCTCTAGCACCTGGAGTTATTACACTAGCAGTAAACTCTTCGTAGTTACTATATATAAAAGTTTGTGCTTGTTGTTCTAACGCACTCCATGAATGTTTTAATGCCCACGCTTTTTCGTTATCTATTTGATTTATTGTGTTTTTAACTTTGTCCTTAGCCTCTTTAAACTTTTCGTCCACATTTTTTCTACCAAAAAACTTATCCACATGCTTAAGTGCTTTGTTAAGGTGAATCGTTTTCATACCACAACCACGTTCACGCATGCCTTGAATGCGGTGATTATCAATACGATATCGATACCCACCACTAGCGTAGTCCTTGTCGATTGAACCTAGAACTTCTCGCTTGTCTTTAATGTCAAAGCGGTGAGCATGAATAACTTTGTCTGTCGCCATAGCGGTAGAACTAGTTTCGACAAACGTCCACTGCGGATACTTCAAAGCCAACTGCTCTACTAGGTCTTTGAGAAATGGGTCAATCATGGACTGCCTCTTGATTCCATCGCCAAAGCGGTCATGCTCTTTCAACTCAATGTTTACATATGTCATTTAATTATCTCCTTACCAATCAAACTTCTTAAGAATGTCGTCGACCTTAGCCTTTACGCTACTACGCACATCAGGGCTTTCCTTGATTGCCTCAATGTCTACCCCTAACATTGTTAGTTCAAGGGAACGGCGAGCATTCTCAAGCAATGGGTCTTTCGTTACGTTCAAATGCGTAAGCAAGCCACACAACTCCTGAGCATTGGTAATCAGGGTATCGTGATACCTCTTCTTACTCTCGTCATCGCCCTCTATATCGGTTAGCTTTTCTGAGATATGGATAAGAGTCTTATGCAATTTCTCCCATGGTTCACGCATAGCATCTTTGAGTCTGTCGTTAAATGCTGACTCATACTGCTGACCTAGTTCGTCCATGTCTGCCTTGGGTATGTCAAGACGGAAGTCTCCACCCTCGGGCAACGGAGAGAACACTAAGCGGAATCCAAACTTGCTACGCAACTCCTCAATACTTGGATAGTCATAAGGGTTGAACAAGTCGCCCATATGATGTTTAGATAACTCGATTAAGTCTCCATAGTTTGCATAGAAGTCCTCGATCATGGTGTTCATGTTCTGTTGATACACATTCATGTTTGACTTGTAGTCCATGAATAGGCTAGTAGGCAGTAGCCTCGCACCTTTGTCCGACCACGACAGCGTAGTCTGATTGTGGTAGAGCCTAGCCTTAGCAGCGTAGTCAGAGATCTTTTTACGCTTGTCCGTTCCTGCCATTAAGTTCTTACGCACTTGTGCTGAGTCCTTGCTTGCACTATTACTCGCAAGCACACTATCGGTTGCACCCTTGTCCAACTTGTTGGCAGTCCAAACACTTATGTTTAGTTCTACCAATACCGCACTAGATGAAATACTCATTTGATTCTCCTTGTTAGTTTGTTTCAGGTTTGCCTGCTAGTCTTGCCATTGAATACATATTGCTACTCAATACTTTCATACTGCACAACTCTTTCTCTTGGGGGTAGATGTGAAAGGTGTTGCCACCCTTATCACTCGATCTCCAATTCTCTTTGTATACCTCTGCATCTTTCAGTAAATCTAACAATGTTAGGGCTTTGTCAGCCTCCATCACATACGCTTTGTCATACCCAAATTCAACAATTACTTTAGCCATAGGATTAGTCCTTAACATGTATCGTTTTACCCACAGGGGCATACTCCTTGTTGCCCCCAACAATAGTCCATAAAATCGGTGCATTCCACTTGTCTCCCCAATTACCAATGTAGCCGTCAGTCAGCATGATGATTGCCTCAGGCTTGATTGCTTTTTCTTCCATGTATCGCATTACGCAAGTAGGATCAGTCCCCCCACCACCCGCAGGTTTGGTTGAATCAATGATTGAATCTACTTGACTAGATGAATACTCCTCATGTCCCGCAACTTCGCCGTCCCAATAGATTAGGTCTACCCTGTCAGGGTGAACATCTTTCGCAATCGACTGCACCTCGGATAAAAACTCCGCTAGTTCCTTGTTGCCTACTGAGCCACTCGTATCAATGCCAATCACAAGATGACCCACTCGTTCACCTATTAGGCTAGGCATATAGATATCATTACCTAGGTATCTACGATTGACCCGTCGCCAAGAGCTTGTGTCTTTCGCATTACATGTAGTTTTAACAAACTCACGCAACACATCTCGCCAATCCACCTTGGGTTCAAGCAACTCGA